GTCCGCTCCCATAAGGGTTACCCCTAATCGTCAGCCTCCGAAGGAAGTAAAACATGTTCAGGATGCCAATGAGAGGGCATCCTGTTCCACTTCTTTCTGATTTGGCACCTCTGACGAAGGTGCACTAGATCGGGTCTATCTCCTACGTGGGTTACTAAATCACGTAAGAGACGACTCCAACCGGTGAGAGACGTTTGGCGTGAAGACGTTATTACGTTCCACGCCTTAATCTCCCATCGTTGGTACGCATCGTTGCTCCTGATAAACTTACCCATACTCAAGTTAAGAGCGTGAGCATGTTCCCAGGACAAGCAATCAGTACGGCATGGATAGAACTCATCTGTGTGCCCATATGGTAATGGACCCCAGATGTTCTCAAGTTCTGCCCAAACGTACTGTGCGGTCTTCACGTAACCTTTTCGCCAACAATGATTGGCGAAGGAGGTGTAATGAAGAAGCAACGTTCCCGATTTAGGTCTCTGACTCAATGGTTGTTTTAAACGGATAGGAGTGACGTCAATGCCGTTATAGGCATCGACACCACAACTTTCCCTAAAACGACCACTTATGCAACTCTTAGAGCGATTGACTTTCAAGCCAATTGATTCTAAGAAGTCGCATAGATTGAGCGCGTATGCTGTGGGAATAATTATGTCATCCCCATACACATACACGAACTCAACCGCCATGCTGCGAGTCATCCCCTGCAACTGCAGGAAAGTCACGCAAAGACTCCAAAACACGATCGCTTCGATTGGGAAGCAAATTGCACTCCCCATAGGGGCGAACGTGTAGAGCCTTTGCTTGCTGCCGTCAGGCATACAAGTAAAGTGACTTCGGAGGGCCATTAGGTGACTTCGTAGATCGGGAAGATCCGCGAATAGCCACCAGATAAGGTCCTCGCTGACACGATCAGACGCGTCCTTCATGTCCAAGGTTGCCCAGAGAAGCGTTGTGCTCGATGAGAGCGCAAGCCTCTGGTTAACAGTCTGGTCTGTGAAGTTCACGTGACCTCTAGTTAACGGATGGGACTCGATATAAGGAACGAGTTTCCGCATCAATCCCTGTTGCATAAACTGCAATTCAAGGGGTTCCATGCTTATAATCCTCGGCCCACGACTGTCTTTAGGGACAGTGGTGAGCTTAGCTTGAGGATAGTCATGGCGTTCTAGAGATCTATACTGTTTGATCTCGTCAAGCAGATGACTAGTACCCACTACAAAATACTCGTAGTAGGGGTACTTCTGGTTTAGAGACTTGAACAATCGTTGGAACTTCCACTTTTGTTCAAGCTGTTCACCAGTCGCAACAGCACCCGGACCATGAGAAGGCTTAATATCCTTAAAATTAAAACCTTTAAGGGTATCAGCCAACAAACGGCGCGTCCGATCGAATGTATGATCGGACGCTTTTGCGGCTGCTCCACTTGCTAACTCCTTTTGCGTTTCCACGAATGCCTGCAAAACTGCAGTTTTCGTGGTTTCGTCATAGGGAATTTCTAGCTTGTAGAACAGGAAGCAAATTTGCCGTATACATCGGATAGCTAATTCCGATGCATGGGGTGCAACTGTTCCATCTAGAGCAACAACGAGCTTCCCTAATCCACTGAACAATTGTGGTATAGGGTATCCAGTATACCTAGAAAACCCAGGTATAGGTTGGAAAAGCTCGCCGTTCAAGCAAAGATCATACATCTTCCCTACTAAGGGAAGTTGGATGGTCAGAAACTTGATACCTTCGGCACGGGTTCTCTTACAAATTGTGGAGAAGTCGCGTCGAATGGAAAGCTCAATACGAGGAAACAGAGAGGCAAAGTCAGAGAGCATTTTGTCCACAACTCCGAGATATTTTTCTATCTCACCCAGGCTTTTAGACGTCCCATCTTTCATGGTGGCGTTCCAAAGTCGTGGTTTGCTAGACCTCGGTTTTGCTGGACAGAATGTTACGGCCGATTAAAATCTGAATCTGTTAGGACTCAGATCGAACCCACTTATCAACATTAGCGGTTATCAAGAAATTCTTGGCAAACGCAATGAGGTGGTCGAAATCGGCGCGGACAAGCGGACCGGATTGAGGGATTACAAGCGTCGCATTAAGCGTCGCAGTGTAAAGAACCCCGGTTGTCGCATCTTTCTTCGTAGTTGCGAATGAGATGAGATGACGATCCGCTGCTTCAACAGTTCCTTTCTTACCCTGTGCAGAATGCTTAATTGTGCACAGTCTGGGTTCTCCTGCAGTGGTTGACTGGTCAATACGTTCAGTATTGAATCCGTCAGTCTTGCGGAGAGAGAAGGTTTTGTTGGCAGCCGCATTGTCTGCCAGAACTAGGTCGGTAGCAAATGCCACGAGAGTCGCTTTCTCCGGTAGATACCGGAATCGTGCCTTTCCTAAGGGCGTTGAGGTCACCTATTACTAACACCGTATAGCACCCGAATCCAATGGAGTATCTCACGATACCCAAGGAGGTCACTTTGACCAAAATCTCGGGAATCTCTTCGAAAATTCAGAGAGAAATGGACGAATTACGACTCTCAGATCGATTTGAGGTCGTTTCTTCCAGCGTGTGTCAATAAGTGATGCGGCTATGGCCGATTGGTCCGTTGAAAGACCGCCCAGCTCAATGAAACGAGGATGCTCTTCTGAGCCCTCCCAGCCAGCCGTCCTTAAGTAGCGTGTTACCTGATAGTAGTGGTCGGTTCCTTGAATGGCTTCATATCCATCGATGCCATCAAAGATTTGATCCACCCTCACACGGGCCCTCACTTTTAGTGAATAGCCCACACATGAAAAGATGAGCTTACCCTCGAAAGGAGGGATCTCTGTCTGATCAGTGAGTCTATCAGAATCCACGAACCAGTCTACGATGAATGTCCAAGGCGCGGCGTTCCATATGATTTTCAATGGATTCGCTAAACCTAGAGCAGCACCGTAGGCCTGAACTTGGTCAAACATGTTGTCCAAGCCCTTGAGTTGATTATCAATCACACAAGTAGCATGGAGATCACATTTGTACCATTCAGTACTTAAGCGATAACCCACCATGTCGTTTGTACCACTGTTGTCGTATTCTATACCGACATCAATGGAGGGAGAAGTTTGGTAACAATCTCTCTTGGACAAGTGGTGGATTATCTCCTTCCCATCGTTTTCTCTAAGCACATCCATGCGCTTTTTGAAAACGGAAGCCGAGTTGATCAGGGCCTTGGAATCGCGGAAAAATGACTCTATGCCAAATTTCCATTTCAACCAAAGGCTACCCGGGGATCTGAAGTCATTCAGATTCGGGATGATTTCCTTCAGACCTTTCTTTAGCTCAATTAAGTAATTTGCTAAAGATACTGTCGAAGGTACCTGTTCAGATTCATGTTGTTTAAAATCCGTAAGGATTTGATTCACAACACTACTCGGAGGGAAAGGGACGACTGCAAGAAATTCATTCACAGTTGGTGCGATTGGACAAGGTGGCATTGGAACCACTTTGTTCAGCGGACTGTTCACGAAATCTCTTGGCTTCCCGTTGATACGAACGTGCTCACACGGATTCCAGCGTTCTTTGGCCTTGACGTAGAGAGAACGATTGTCCTCTTTAATGTCAACTGGCCAGCCGAAAGCGTCCACATCTCCTTTTGTTCTACCGGGATAACCAACAACGTCGGTTAAAGCGGAGTACTTAAAAAGAGTCTTCACTATTTTACTAGTGAAGATTGATGGGGATGCATGCTGCGCAACATAAAATGTGTTGACAGCATTCACAAGACCACGGATTCGAGTTCTTACACCCAACGGGTTTGTCTTTCTAGGAG